TGTGCTTGAGCATCTTGAGCCGCTTCAAAAGTCCATCTAGCTGATAGCTTTCTGGTTTTTGCTTCGACTGTTTGTTTTAAGATCTGGATCGATAATCTCTTTCCAGCGTCCCCTTCTAGTCCAGCCGTAGCCGCACCTTTTGGAGTTGCATCAGTGGCATTACCTGAGTATGCCGCCGCGATCTTGAATGGTGATAGAGCTTCTTCACCAACTTCGTTACCATCAGATGAATCTGCATAACGAACTCTTAATGTGTGGATTTGACCCACTGGTCCTGTCATAGGTTGTACACCAACTATTTCGTTAGCTATAACCGTAGGCATAACCCTTCTGATTACTGGTAGGATAACTCTGTTAAGAGTTGCTACATTACCGGCGCTTGTAGAACCAGCTGTTGCAGTCTCATTCAACCACTTGCGTGTGTTTTCTAGAGTACTTGCCATTACAGCCTTTTTGTTACCGTTTAGGCCTTCTAAAAGAGCAGTTTTGGTATCCTGCCAGCGACTTTCTAGTAGTTCTGACATTGTTTTCTCCTTATTTCAATCCAGCAAGTTTTTGAATACTAATGATATTGTCATTAGTTTCTTGACTTACTCTACTAACTTGTGATTCTTTATTGCCTGTAATTGCTTTTGCCTCTGACTCTGTAAGTGTAGCCTTCTTCTTGGCTGGAGTTTTCCCGTCAATAACTGCCGGTATGTACTTATCAAATGCTTTTTGTAATCCATCTGTCTGTACGTTTTCCAGTAAGTCTACCATAATCTCACGCTGGTCCTTGCTCAAAGGTCCAGTAAGTTCGTGCATTACTTTTTCTCTCTTAGCCGCATCATTAATCTGTTTGATTTCTGCGTCTTTACTCTCGACGATTTTCTTAACTTCTTCAACTTCTGCTTTAGCTTCTGCAACTGCTTTGTCTTTAACATCTACAACTTTCATAAGTTTAGCTGTTTCTGACTTTTCGTTTAAGTAGCTATTAGCATACTCGCCTGCGAAAGTTTCGAAAATTTTGCGACCAAAATCATTTCTACGTGCTGAATCAATATCTTCTTTGAGTTGTGTAATTTCTTTGTTAAGATTCTTACTAACTCCTTCGGATACAATTTTTGCACTTTTCTCAACAAAAGTCTTACGTACTTTTGCAAGATGTTCCTTAGCTTCTCTAACAAGTTTAACTTTAGTTTCAGCTAGGTCTTTTTTATCTTCGTGGAACTCTGCTATTTCTTTAGCTAGAGCCTCTACCACAAATTCCTCTAACTTGCCAAACTTATCTGACATAGTTTTTTGGTCTTCATGTAGTTCACCCACTTCCTTCTTCAACTGTTCAAAAACAAAACCTTTTAACAGATCTGCGTTTTCACGCATAGCAACAGCATACTTGGCTCTTGCTTCTGCTAATTGTTTTCTATCTTCAGCAAATTCGGAAATTTCTTCGCTTAACTTTTCAGTTACCATTTTGTCGATTGCCTCAACCATAGTAGCTTTATCGTGTTCGTACTTTTGTGCGAACTCTTCGCGAAGTTCAGCTGTGACATTCAGTTTGTTTTCAGCAATCTGTGTGTCCCATGCTTTTTGGATGTCGGCTCTGATCTCTTCAGAAATTGCGTTGTTTTCAAAGAGTGATTTCAGTGCTTCCAACATAATGTTTTCTCCTTATTACTGGAGGCCTTTAATTATATTAATTAAAGATTCCTTCAAATAGTTTTGTGCCTTCGCGTCGCCTTGAACTTCACGTGCTAATCTAAGTGCCTGATACCCCCCACGGGCATTTAATAAATGCTCGTAAATTGGTGTTGGGTAGGCACCTGGAGCACTGGGTTGAGCAACTACGTCGACTGTAATAATCTCGTAATCACTAACTTGTCCGGAACCGTCTTCTGTGACGTTTCCACTACCACGTGATGAGACACCTAGTTTTACTCCGCTTTCCAGCATTGTTTTAACTAGGTTGCCCATCGGCGTAGGTAATACTTTTAACTTACCATAACCGTTTGGACCATCCATCCACATTTCTGTGATCATATGGCTTACACGGTCTAAGTTAATGTTAAGTCCTTCTGGGTGATCAACTTCACCTAGAACACTATATCCACCGCTAATCTGGTCATTGAGAGTTTCGACAGCTCTACCAATCTCGGTAACAGGGTAAACACGTTGGTTTGCGTTACGCACACCACCTTGGATACAAATTCCTTTTAGAAAAAGGTCTTTGCCCCCTTTATCGTTTTCAGTAGTCTCGATGACCATCTTCGCTTGGTCGAACGATAGTCTTTCAGTTAAGTTTATATTCACTTTAACTCCTTAACAGTTACGCAAAATTAAGAACCGATAGTCGATTTCTTGTTATCTGCGCCTTCGCCTGATCCTTTTTTCTCAGCACCATGGCCTTTTGAGTCTTTCGACATTGACTTACTTGCTTTTCCACCTGGAACATTCACGTTACCCATGCTGTCCTCTTTTGGTGCATCAGCTTTTCCACCAGTTTCTTCGCCACCTTTGACGATGTTACCAGCGTCTCCGCCCATATCGTTTTTACCAGCTACTGGAGACTTCTTGTTGTCTGCCGCATCATTTTTTGAAGGTTCTGCAACTTTTGTTACATACTCTCTCATTAACTCTGCACTAGACTGAACAGGTTTGTCTGCATTTTCAAATGCTGGTTGCTCAAGCTCGGCTTCCGGAGCAATTACATCAATTGCTTCGTCTTCCTTCTCTTCATCATCTCCGGCTTCCATGTCATCCATGTCATCGCCTTTGTCTTCGTCACCCATGTCGTCATCTTTTTTATCTGACATCATAGCGTCGAATTCAGCTTTAAGATCATCAAGAGCATCTTCTAAGTCAACAACTCTGTCTTCCATGTCTTTGTCGTCAGCGTCGTCTTCTTTATCTTCACCGTCATCTTCGATGTCAGCAATCATATCATCAGCGGCATCGCCACCCATGTCATCATCGCCTTCTGGTGTAATAACTTCTTCGAAGTCTTCGTTTGCTT